TCGATATTCTCAGTCTTACCCAAAAAAACGCCGCTGCAACTATCCAAACCGCCACCAATGCCCGAATTATATCAATGTTATCCGAAAATGCGGCCAATATTACCGAGATTAAACAGGATATTTCTCACCTTAAAACTGATTTATATGTAAAATTCATCGACATTAAAAAGGAGTACACGGAGAACATTAAACATATTATTCTAAACTCGAGTTCACTGTATTCTGACAAACTAACCTCCCATATAGATAAAGCAACCGCGAATATGCTAGATAAAACAAACTTGCTCCTAACTGAAATTATTCCCAAAACACAGGGGTCATACAGTCAACAAATTGTGAAAACCATCAATGAGCATCATCAAGGTTTATTAGACGAAACACAGCGGATTCTAGCATCAAAACCAAGCGAGGATGCGCTGCGCACGTTTTTATCCCAGTTTGAAACCAAGACCACCCAGTTATTCCAGACCATTCAGCAGCCGTTAATGACCTATGTGTCCGCCAGTGAAGACCGTCTTCTCAAATCCATGAACACGCTTCAAACCCAGAGTTCCGCGCAGGATAAAATGCTGGAAACCTTATATGAGTTCCTGAATAAAACCAAATACCGCAATTCCAATCACAAGGGGAAAGCAAGCGAAGGTCGGCTCGAAGATATTTTGAATTCACTGTATCCCTCCTGCCATATAAAAAATACGTCTGGAATTCCCAACTCGGGAGATTTGATTATGGAAGAGCGCGATGGGTTGAAGCCACGTATTTTATTTGAAAACAAGGACTACTCCACGAATGTTGGCACCGATGAAGTGGATAAATTTGTTCGGGATATTCATACACAGAAATGTCATGGTGTCTTCGTATCCCAGTCCAGCGGTATTGTTGGAAAAAATCCTTACCAAATAGAAATCTTCACCAATTCGGTGGCAGTATATGTCCACCACTGTAATTATGAACCCGAAAAGATTAAAATGGCAGTGGATATTATTGACAGTATTAATCATAGTCTGGAGTTATATGCTCGCAGAAAGGGGAATGGGAATATACCTGAAAATGTGTTATCTGACGCTACCATGGATGATATTAATGCGGAGTATTCCAAATTTGTGCAGAATAAACTCGCGGTCATTGAGTCGATTAAATTCAGCACCAAGGAAATGTGTCGTAGACTCAGTGCACAAATGGATGAAATTCGGTTTCCTACGCTGGGGTCGATTCTGGGGAACAAATATGGCCATTATCATAGCGCAGGGGAGGCCAAGTCTGCCGCTGCCGCGGCCGAAGCATCGGCGGATGAAAATGTATCTATTCTTTGTCCACTGTGTCTTACATATAAGGCCAAAAATCCTACTGCGCTTGCTGCACATCGCCGAGGTTGTGGGAAGAAGAAGTAATACCGGAGCTTATAAAAAAAGAACATAAATATACAAGCATGATTATTATATCTTATCGATAATAACCATGTCATTTTCCGCTTCTACTACTACTAATATGCAATTTGAATCACCCTCTACTGTCCCCGATTGTCTCGTATTAAAAATCGTGGAATATGACAGTGATGATGAAATGGATACTACCTTATACGTTTTATATGACAGCCGCTCCGAGAATTTCGTGATACGTGGAAAACGTAATGATAGTACCGTCGATTCATGCGATTTCTCCTTTGTTGCAGCCAATGTGATTGCATTAATTGAATTCATTACCTTCGTGATTGATGTCGCCAATAAGTGGACCTACGTGCTATACAACATCGATAATTTGCCCAAAGAGTCAAACAATATTACGTTTAATTCTTTAAAACGGGAAGCACGTATATACAGGGAACTCGCCGGCTACAACAAACAAAAGTACAAGCGCAGAGAATTAGTCCGCTGCTTGAAAATGTTGAAATATGTGTCGAACCAATATTAGACCCTTACATGTGCTTCTTTCTTATACAAATATATAAATAACATGAATGTGCCTTATTTATCTATATCCAGTCTATTTTTACTATTTCCGATAATTCTGTTTGTATATAAAAATCAACAAAATATTTACGAAACCATTTTAGCAGGACTCTTATTAATAAATATTGTTTTATCATTTTTATTCTGGCAAAACCCTATAAAAAACTCAACCATTCATTTTTATGATGGTATCTTTGGTAAAATATCATTCCTATTTTGTTGTATCTACGTTTTATTTGTAAAAGAATTGGAACAAAGTATGAAGTTAATATTTATATCACTGTTAATCGCGACACTCATTCTTTTTTATTATAGCAATGACCATTCAACTAAAAACTGGTATTGTAAAGAGCATATAATGTATCATTTCGCGTTTCATTCTTTTATGAGTATTGGATGTTGTATTGCATTTATTTAAGACGGAAACGGGAATAATAATATCAATGTATATTTAACATATACATTGATTCATGTGTTTTAATGAGGGTACCCACATACTTTGTTTCAGGCCTATACCTGAATACAAGGAGGATTATATTCCCATCGAAAATCTGCGTGTTGGTGATTTAGTGAAAACGCTGAGACACGGATATCGTCGTGTTGCAATGATTGGTAAAGGAACCATGAAAAACGATGTCCAGAATATTTGGGAATGTATGTATCAATACAACGATATGATTATTACAGGCGGACATGGTATTTTATGTGATACACTCACCCAACAAGAATACGAGAATTTATCCCGTATTTATCGTGGGGGTATTTTCCAAATAGAAGAAAAATATTTGGTGTTTGCAAACCAGAGTCATTTATTTCGCCAAATACAAGATTCCAGTGTGTATACATACTACCATTTTGCGCTTGAAAGCGATGGGGATGATTACCGGAGATTTGGTATTTGGGCAAACGGAGTGTTGACGGAAACGACCACCATAAATCATTTTGTGCAGAATAATTACATTCCACTGTAGATACTTTATAAGTTCATTGCTTGTTTAATACGCAAGGTAAAGTTTTGCACAACCGTTTCTAATTCTGAGGTTGGAATAGGATTTTCACAGTCTGCTTCCGGAATACTGAGTAATGTTTTAATAGCCAGAATATTTTCGGATGCTTCGCCTGCATACATATAAAACCCATCTGAATCTGTATTATCGTTATCTGTTTTTAAATATACAGTGTCGAAAACAGACCCCCAGGATGGGTGACCCAATAATATAATTAAATTACAAATAGTTGGGTCGTCCCCATCATATATTTGACGTTGCCCAGCATACACAGTAAACCCATTTATAACTACATTATTATACACATATCCAGATAAAGCCTCGCCATCTCCATCGGCGCCAGCATTTCCACCCACTTGCCACCCGACAGGTCCAGAACATCTATACCCTAATATAGTCAGCGGATGTCTTGATTGGTCTATCTGTGGGTCAACAGTACCATAAACCCACCCCAAACTTACGTAATGAAAGTCTGTATCTACAACATCCTCTGTAATTGTACTATAAGGAACACAGTAAGGAAAATCAGATACATCCATATACTCATTATCGTCAATATACAGTTCACCTGATAATAACCAAGGCGTTGTAAAATTAGCATGGTCGTACATGTCATCACCACCACCTTCTATATAATGCCCATCTTCGTCACCATCCATAGAATAAGCCCAAAAGTTTGAATTACGGAACTCTGTCATATAATTACGCAAGTACGCGGCAATTGTATCCAAGGAACCAGGTGTGCATAACCCACTTGACGGAACCAGAAGCGGCTCCGCCATACATTCATTGATGATTGGTTTATCATATATATCACATCCACGGGTACGTTCAGCCAAATATTCAGAATAGCTCTTACTATACGACGGTTTCTTGACAGTGGGTTTGCACTTTTTAGACCTATCTGTGCAAACATAATTTTCCACTGTACAATCCTCGGCAGAATTGAGTGCATCCTTGATAGCGCGTTGTCGCTGCCTTGAAACATACTCACTGTGTGATACGCGATTGCTAGATACTGTTTTCACACTTGCCCCTGATTCATCAGCCGGTCTTCTAAGCCATCTATATCTGGACATTAACATACCTAAATTCCCTTTGCTGGATGTTTTCACTACATTTGAGTTCTCTAGGGTACAAATCTCGCTCGAAGTAATATTCATATTCGGATATGACCCACAACATCCACCATGACCACGAGCAGTGTCTCCCTTCATAAGTGTGCGTGTTAAAAATCGCGATTGTGTACTTTGCCCTATAAAACCTTGACTGCGGTGTGTGCCGACAATTGAAAACTGTGCATGACCAGCACTGTTATTATTATATTTGGCAGCGGTCTTACGTTTTAATGCTACTATTGACATTTATACTATATTATATGATGATGATATAATATAAATATATCTACCTAATACTATTGTTATACAATATGAATCAAAACAACACTGTCGTTGAGCTCAATCCCATGAGCGACGAACAGCACGTCATTTTTGAACTTATAAGGTCCGGCGACAACGTAATGGTCGACGCTTGTGCTGGTTCCGGGAAAAGTACTACTATTCTATCCGTTGCTAAGTATCTTCCCGATAAAAGAATATTTAAAATTACCTACAATTCAATGCTCTGTAAGGAAATCCGTCAAAAGGCAGATGCGCTCGCATTCCAGAATCTCCATGTGCATACTTATCACAGTGTAAATGTCCAGTATTATTCCCGGGATGGATATACGGACACTGCCATTCGCCGCGTTCTACGCAACAATACAACCCCAATTTGCACCATTCCGGCCTTTGATATTCTCGTGATTGACGAAGCGCAGGATATGACGATACTCTATTTCCGGTTCTTGAAGAAATTCTGTTTGGACCACGGAGGCCAAATACAAATCCTTATCTTGGGAGACCGTATGCAAGGTCTCTATGAATTCAAGGGTTCCGATTCCAGGTTTCTAACTTGCGCAGATATTCTCTGGGATAAATACCCCTTATTGAAATCACCTGTTTGGCATAAATGTTCCCTGAAAACGTCTTATAGAATCACGAATCAAATGGGAAAGTTCGTGAATACTATTATGTTGGGGGAGGACCGGCTACATACTTGCCGGGATGGGGAACCAGTGGTATATTTACGCCGAAATCCACGCGACGCGGAGAAATATTTCATTTATAAGATATGTACCTTGATTACCGAGGGAAATTCCCCGTCTGATTTTTTCGTGCTTGCCGGGTCAGTCAAGGGCAGCAACAGTTTAATTCGCTGCATTGAAAACGCACTGGTCGAAAACGGAATTCCCTGCTACGTTCCCTCCTTCGAAGACGATAAAATCGACGAGCGTGTCATTGAAGGCAAAGTGGTTTTCTCCACCTTTCATTCCGTGAAAGGCCGTCAGCGCAAGTACGTCTTCGTGCTTGGATTCGACAATTCCTATTTTGGTTTTTATGGCAGAAACTTGTGTCCAGATGAGTGCCCAAATACACTGTATGTTGCTTGCACCAGAGCTACCCACGGATTGTATTTGGTAGAACGCGACCAATGGACCGACGACCGGCCACTCAAATTCCTCAAAATGGACCATCACCAAATAAAATCTTCCCCCTTTGTGAATTTCAACGGCACACCACAGACTGTATTCCACGACGCCCCGCCTTATTACATGAATCGCCAAATAATCATTCACAGTGTGACCCCCACTGACTTAATCAAGTTTATCCCCGAAGAAGTCATTGACGAAATTGTGCCCATCTTAGACTCCATTTTTGTCTGTGAAACTCCCCCTATAAATCCCGAGGTGGATATTGTGGAAATACCGACCATGATGCAAACCAAGTCTGGCCATTACGAGGATGTGAGCGACCTGAACGGCATTTCTATTCCCGCGGTGTATTTCGACCATTTATTTTCGCTGGGTGTAGAGTACCCGCCCATATATACCGAAAATTCACTGTCGAAAATAGAAGAGTCAGGGTATTATCTCCGCCAACTCATCCAACAAGAACTGGATAATATCAAACCCCACGAACATACCTTCTTGCGCGAATTAGTTCAAAATATGCCACAGAGTTGCACGTCAATGTCCGAGTACTTATACCTCACAAATCTATATGGCGCTGTCAAGGAAAAACTGTATTTCAAAATCAAACAAATTAAACGCGACGAATATACGTGGCTAACACCTTCCATGCTCCAACGCTGTTTTGACCGCATGAATCTTGTATTTGGCGAAGAATGTTTTGACGACCACACGGGCGAACTCAGCGC